GGACGTATAAAGAAGTTTCTACCTATTATATATGTCAGATTATACACTATCCTACATACTTCTTTTCGCCATAATATGCAGCAATCCAACCACTCGGTGTACGAATCCAAACATCATCGCCAATTCTTTTTACTTCCTTGCATGTCACTCTTGTACCTTTCTTGAGTGTACCGTTGCTATAAGCATGTTCCCTGGCATTGACTGTCAGTCGCCTACGTGACTTGGTTGCATATCCTGTCCCCGGACCGGTACGTACTCTAAGGTGATCAGCCAGAAGAGTATATACTGTGCCCGCTTGATAGGACGGTCCACTTGGTGCTGGTGTTGGAGCCGGTGCTGGAGTCGGCGCTGATGCAGTTGCTCCAGCAATCTCCGCGAACGGGAAATTCGTGCCAGGGCAATTGGTAGAGCATACATCTCTGTGAGCCTGTACCTTGCTGAATCCATACTTCCCTTTCAGGTAAGCAACCAGCTCTCTTCCGGCGTTGATCTGCGCCTGTGGCATGGTCTCCGTCATGTAAGACCCCTCAAAGCAGATTCCGATACTGTCTGAATTGCTACCCTTGGCATGGGAACCGACTGCGTTTTCTGGCCGGAGGCTGTAGATAGAGCCATCTTTTCTTACCAGAAAATGATAACCAGCACCGGACCAGCCGTTCTGCAGATGCCACCGGTGGATATCCTCTGCAGTACACTTAGAAGCTTCCGCGTGATGCAGGATTACTCTCTTGGTTGATTTACGTGTGGATAATGCTCCAAATTTAAGGTTTGTTTCGATAATATTCATAATTTCTCTTTTCCTGTGCGATGTCGCACACTATATAATATGTAAGAGGACGATTACTCGCCCTCAACCTCTGGTAATCCTGCTACAGATGTTGCCACCGAAAGCACACCTGCTAATACGGATGCTGACACAACCAGCTTCCAATCGACAGCTCCTAAGTAGGATGCTGTTCCAATCGTAGCAATGAATGTCTGCGCTACCGTCTTCACTGCTCTGATTCCAGCTTTTTTGATCCACTTCTTTGTATCTACCGATACTTTAAATACACAATTTTTAAACATCATTAATCCTCTCCTTCATAGGGTGGCTCTGTAGGCAATTCCATAAGCGCATGATATATTTGCGTGCCTACACCATTCCCCTTTAATGTGTGATATTGTTTATATTCGTCTTCCAGTGATTGTTTAACATACAAAGGGCAATATCCGTAATCGTCGTGATACTTATTATAGAGGCGTATTAAATCCGCTCTAAGCAAAGCGCGTATTCCTTTTCGCATAGCAATCACCTGATAATATATGTATGCGATAGCTGACACAACGAACGATAATAATGCCCAATTTTCTGATAAAAACTTGATCATGTGCGTCCTTTCCTTATTTTATCACATAAAAATAAGACCTTACGGTCTTGCTCTGATTTCCATGCGTTCACCTATTTTTTAGGCTCTGCTTTTCTTGTGCACGATACAGGAAAGTCATAAGGATAGTCGTAAGGATAATCTATTATCTCATTAATATCCACGGATATTACATACTTTTCCCCAGTATTCACCGTGTTCTTGCTTAACTTCACATTTGTAATTTCAAGCATCAGATTACCTCCACTTCTATCCTTGCCTTTCTCGTCGAATCACCAACCACGTATGTGATCTCCAACACATAGCATGCCTTGTTCTGTGGCGAGATTTTCACGTCAAGATAATGACCATCTATCTCACACTCTCCGCTCGCTTCCGCTTCCCCGTACCTGAGAAGACTGTAATGGGCGCTTAATATCGTGAATGGTTCATCGTTGGGACTTCTGATCAGAAGTTTTACATGCTTATCTTCTCCTAGAATGAATTTTACCTTATTCACAGCAACACCCCCTTCCATGATGACACGGATACACTGCTTCTACTTGAAAATCATCATTTTGTATGATGGCATCATACTCTTCCGGAACGACTTCGGCAAAATAATCAAACGCGACAAGCTGAGCGCATAGCGTAGCTGGATCCACAATCAACAGCATCTTTGTACAAAACGCTACGTTTTCCGCATCGTCATAAGCTGTGACTTCAACCACATACATTCCATCTAAATCAAGAGGGACTGTGGTATTCCACAAGTCCCCCTCTGCACACTCAAAGATAACTTCTTTTCCATCGACCTTACCGATTACTTTCGTAATCATACGGTACCTCCTTAGTCTGTCACCTCAACAGAGATGATGAACGTTTTGCCACAATCGACTTGGTTTGGCGTCAGTGTAATAGACTTAATGACCGGTGCTACTGTATCAAGTGTTACCTTACGTGTTACAGTTGTAGTCTTGCCGGCTTTGTCTTTTGCAACAACGGTAATTGTGTTAGAACCATTGACAAGCGTAATCTCTTTTGAGAATGTACCATCCGAGTTAACTGCAACCGCCGTTCCATTGACTGTAACTGTTACAGGTTTAGATGTAACATCGTCTGTTTTACCAGATACAACCAGAGTGGATTTATTTGTGATAAGCCCATCTGCTGGAGCTGTAAGTGTAAGTGTCGGTGGAATTGTATCAATTGTAAATGTGACTGTCTTAGCTGTTGCAGCGTTTCCATCAAAATCAGATGCTTCGATTGAAATAGTATGCGCACCATCCGCCAATGCTGTTCCTGGAGTGTAGGAACACTCGTAACCACCTGTGACTGCTGTTTTTGTAAATGAGGTTGTTACCTTTGCGCCATCAACTTTGATAACGATTGTATCTGGATTTACCCCAGAGTCATTATCTGTCACCTTAAACCTAATAGCTGGAGTTGCGTTTGTAATATACGCGCCAGCGGTCGGGTATGTGAAAGCAAGTGTTGGTGCGACTTTTTCAAGGACGCGAAGTAACAGATTTGCTCCTAAAGTAGCATCACTTTGATTTATTGTAGTTGAGTTTCCGGCATCATCTGTAGCTATTACAGAGCCCCCATATTTATGACCATCTTGTGAGTAACTGGATTTGCTAGGCGCCGGGACTGTTGCTTTATACTCCCCTGTAGATGCATCAAATGTCAGATTATATGTCTGACCATCAATTATATATTGTACTGTTTTTACTGCCATCTACGTTGCCCTCCTACTCTGTCGCTTCTGTAACAAGTTCACTCATTCCAGAATCTTCCAGAATCTCTTTTACCTTATCCTTTAAAAGTCTCGGTACCTGCTTATAAGTTTTCTTTCCTAACATAATCTGCTGTGCCCATAACATTGCCATCATTTCTTTACCTCCATTGTTTTGTAATAATATGAATAAGTTTGTTAATAGAGTTACCATTATTGATATACCAACTCTGACATTTCAAGAATGCATTCCTGGAGCATATCAACAGTCTTTTTCAGTCCAGCATTCTCTGATGCTAAAGCCTCCATTTTTTCTGCTGGTGTCTCGCCAACTTTGTAGAGAATCACACCGATAATTCCAGCCGTATACTTCACGATAGCGTCCATATTGGTGTAATTCTCATACTCCCCCAATGTGGACTCCCGTTCTGTCACGGTCATCTTCTTGGTTTTTGTCTGATCCTGGAACATGTTTTTCAAATTCGCTTCTGTATCAGAAATCGTTTTGATTAGTAGTCCTCCGTCTCCGCGAATTGTTGCAGACTGGACAACCAGCTCCGTTGCGTCATTGAAAATAATCTTCAATTGTTACTCCTTTCCGGAGTGATTCTTAGTTAAATAGCAATAGCATAATTAAATCTGGTCATAATGATAATGGATATTATCGCAAATACGCTGATGGCACACTTGAAATGTGGGGAAGTAAGCGTTTTGATAATATAAATATGCAAACTCCAGATAATTGTAATTATTATTGTGGTGGAAGAGTTAATGTTCCCCTCCCAATGGAATCCAAAACCTGGGTTTCAGTTATAGCAACAGCAGCCGGATCATGTGCTCCTTGGATTTCAATTCCACAAAATGGGCTTGGTACAGATTTATTTCAAGCATGGATATATTCTTCAAACAAATCTGCAAGCGAAACAATTACGATTTTTTGGCGTTGCTTTGGAACATGGAAATAGTTTGCCTATCGCTGTTTCTGACTAAAATGCTTATGGATATATGTAAACCATTCTGTAATTAATACGAACACTACAACTTAGCTTTTGCGAAAAATACTGATATAAGTGCCCTTGCCAAATTTCTGCCCCTAAAAAGCGTGTATTCGTAGCTTCATTATCACCGTTATATGTATTTATATTGAGTCGGGTTGTGCTATATGAATCACCAAAAAATTCCGCTATCTTATTTGTGTCAAATAAGCGTACATAATCCGTGCCTTGAACTTCTTTGACAATACTGCCGGATACAATTTTTATTTTCCCGCCACACAGGGTGTATATCTGATAGTCAGTATTATTTTTTATAATTTGTATTGTTTTGCTATTTAACTAAGAATCACTCCTTCCTACTATTAATAAAGTTACATATATAAAAGCACATAACAAAAGCACCCGACCATTGCCGAGTGTGAAGTGAGTGTGAATTGTGGTAAAAAAGCTATGCGCTTAAATATTTCTTGTGGTGATATTTCACCGATTCCTGATCAACGTTGCAATACAACATTGTCGTCTCAGTTTTAGCGTGTCCTGCCATGATAGAAGCTTCCTGTAACGGCATGCCTCTGTTAATGGCATTGGTAATGCTCGTACCTCGAAATCTGTGTGGATGAGCCTTTTCGACTCCTGCACGTTCTCCGGTACGTCTTATCATATCTTCTATTCCAGCCTTCGATAGCCGATTGTGTGGGCTCTTAAGTCCTACAAATAACGCTGGATTGTTGTCGGCTCTGCTCTGCAGGTATTCCTGCAGATACATGTTCGTGCGTTCATTTAGGTACACCGTCCTTTCTTTTCTACCTTTGCCGTATACAATTAAGTCCTTACTGCTCCACCGGATATCATCAATATTAAGGCTTGCAAGCTCCGACACTCTGACCGCCGTGGAATATAAGAATTCCATCATAGCCTTGTCCCTGATAGTGGCGCAACTCCGGAGTAATTGCTCCCGTTCTGTGTCTGTGAACGGGCGCTTGACGCGTTTCTCTACCTTGATTGATTCCACCAGTACCATCGGATTTCGCCTTACCCGATCTCTGTCTCTGAGCCACACGAAAAAGCTACTGTACACTGCACGTACTCCTTTGAGCGTGCTATTTTGCACCTCCCGTATGCTCTTATAGGCTCGCATATATCCGGATATATCTCCGTCTGTAATATCTGCTACTGGCTTATTGATGTAAGATAATAATCTGCTAAGCTCGTATCGATATCGCTTCACCGTATCCACACTCTTGCCCTCCAATGCCTTGGACATCAGATAATCTTCCATATCAATTCTCCAGGAATTATCCAGACATTGTATCTCTGCTTTCTGTGCGACGTCGCACCCGGCAAATACCATGTGCAGCACATTCTTAAGCTCCCGGAGCAATCCTTCCTCCAGAACCGGTTGCATCCGCCTTAGTACCTCCATAATCTTCTGCTCCATACAAATCTCCTTTTTGCTTTCATGGTAGCACGAAAAAGGAAAATACATTGCCACGATTCGTTGCTTAATTAAATAGCAAAATACCAAAGATAAAATCTGGAACAAAGATATTGCAGGGGGCAGGGAATCGTTATCTTAAGCTATTCACGATGGCGGAACTTGAAGAAATGTTTGGAGTATCTAATACAGATTCTCCGGACTATGTCATATATGCCTGCAATGCTGATGATTCTGCCCTTGGACAAATTGATAGCGGTATAGCCTACACCACGGATATTAAAGCTTGGTTGTTATGGTTTGAGAATAATATTACATCTGGAAAGAATGTGCGTATTAATTACTCTGTAATATTCAATCGCCAATCTTGATATGCCTTATCGGATTCCGTAAAGTGCCGCATCGGAATTTACAGTCACGAATCGGACTCTTCTATCGGATTCATAGTGTAGCATAGCGGAATAATTCTGCGCATTGTCGCGCCGATCGGAGACGAGCCAGCTCATTGCCTTAAATAGTTCCACGGAGCATATAATTGGATTAGCATAATATCCGCTGGAATAGTTGCAGTATAGGGCTACCATTTTGTAATTATTAATATTTTCAATATCCTTGTACACTGTTTGAGTTTTTGTTGCTCCGGTAGTTGCGAGTTGGACAAATTCGCCGGTTATCATTTTGCTATTTAATTCAGCAAATTCTTTTTGCAATGTTGCCATATTTTTCAGGATATTAAACATCGGCTCAACCGCTGTAATATTTAGACCTGTAAGCTTCACTCTATACAATGCCATCTCGTGCAGTGTTGCTCCCGAACGGATATCTCCAATCGTGACTTTTGGATCAACGGCCGTTCCGGAACTTGGCGTTCCTTTTATCACTGCATACTCAGTGGTTTCAATCTCCGAGCTTTCGTCTTTCCTGTATCTTCGAACGATAATATCATTGCGATTCATACTCTGTGATCCGTTTGCAATAGTTACATCCGTGTACCCATTTGCCGGGATTACATCACGGCGTCCTTGTATGCAATACACTCCATCAAATATCCGGATGCTGTTATTGGTCAGGACCTGTGCTTCGGATTCTCTTCCACCTTCTAGAACGTAATCGTCTGGACCTATTACTGCCTGATTTGCAAGCCCAATCTGCACCTCTGTAACATGTGGGCCATCAGCAAACCCGTCCATTAAGGTAGTTTCTATAAATTCTGCCATCATTCTTCTCCTTTCAGCTTATAAGATATACTCACACGCCCTCTTCCTGTCACATCTACGATTTTTCGAATAACAGGAGCAGTCATATAAATATCAGTAATTCGTTCTCGTCCTCCGACAATATCACCTAATTCAAGATCTGTATTATCTACAGAGATTTTTAACTGCTTATAATCCTTTAATTCCTCAAGTTTCTTCCTTCCTTCTTCTTCCAGCTCTTCCACTGTGTCTACCGTAGTATTCTCATAATACTGTTCTACTAGATCGATACCTGTGTAATACTGCTCCTTGCGAATACTTCCATCCGGCCACGCGAAGAGGTCCACCTGTTGGCGTTGCTCAACTTCGCCAGCTCCAAGACAGATCAGGTGATTAACACCGTTTTTATAATCCAGGATGTTAAGCTTTACAGAACCATCTTCATTCAGTTCTATGTTTTCGGAATGATCCGTTATCGATACAGCGCGCAATAGAACATAGCCTTTCCCGTTCGCCGAACCCTGTTTGTACCGTATTTCCAGTCTTGCATTGCATGATGCAAGCGCCTGGTCAAAAGCATCTAGCAGCATTGTCTGTAATGGCACTTGGTAATTATTAAATGTAATTCCGCTGTCTTCTTTGGAAACTTCAAAAATTTCCGCCATATCAAGCTTCGTAATGTAATCATGTAATACGGAATTGACCTCCCCGTTTAAATATACATATATATTTTTAGATGGGTTGATTGCTCTCTGATTTAACAAGCCCCTCCACGTCATTCCTGTCAACTTGACCTGTTTATCAGCCGTTACTGGATTAGTATTTCGGATCAATCCACCATACTCTGTTTCCGGACAGAAAAATCTGCAATTCTTTCCATGCCGTTCTTTATCATATAATCCATTCTGTATGGTTATCTGAAAATCATTATCTGTACCAAGAACCATGTTGACACCACAATGTTCAAGCGGACCCATTTCCCGGCCATAAATATCAGTTAGCGTGAAGTCCATCTTGGTGTCCCCCTTTCATTAAACAAGATAATATCAAACCCAAACGCGCCATTCCACGACACGATACTTAAGCCTGCTGGTATTTTTTCCCAGATAGAGCTTGCATTGTTCTTGCTGTTAAAAAGATTTTCTTCCGTTCCATCATTTCTTACTTTTACAATTTTTCGGTCTTTCGCATATCTGGTACTTGAATCGATTACAGCATATTCACCTTCATACAGAGTTGTACGAAGCTCGTATATGTGTCCTGCAATCCGGATCAGCGGATTAATACACGGTCCATAGATAATCATCTTAAAACCCGAAGCTGTATAATTGCTATTATTGATATACTGTAAGTTCCTAACCTTAGAAAATTCATACGGAAAATTATATGGAAATTCCAGCCATTCCATTTTTTCAGCATTCCCGCTTCCTTGCTTATAAAAATGGAATTCTTCCTCTGTAATCCAATACGGATAATCACTCTTAAATATCAGTTCGTTGCTAATACTATCAAGATCTTGCAGCCATCGGTCTTTTGTTGTTCCGACAAGCCAGCCTTTCATATAGCTGAATCCAACATAGAGTCGTCCTGGCGTTGTATTCAACACATCTTTTTCAGCTACATTTTCTAATTGATCAATAGCTTGCTCCAATGACACTCCAACTGCATGTATTTCTATATTTAGCTTTTTACTGGTGATTTTTCTTTCCCACCCTTGAATCCTGTCATCATCTTCAATTGCATCAAACTCTCCATCGAACAAGTCTCCACCAGTGACCATATACGGCCACTGGCAGAAGTCAATTCTTTCAGAGTTCTGTGCTCCAATGTAATAGATACTATACATAATCAATCAAATCCTTTATCAGTCTCGCAAACTCTCTATCGTCACACTTAAATCCAATCCCCGCTGCAAGCATGGCGTCAACTGTGGCTCGTCCAAATTTCTCATAATCAAAATCTTTGCTCTGTCCCTGTATACTCACATTGACACTCGGCGCGCTTCGGTCAATCATTCCAATCATTCCTTCCAAGCCACCATAAGATCTAAGCACGTCCGCCTCCTCTTTGGTAAGTACCCACTCACCTTCGTCCAGATACGCCGGATACAAATCATAAGGCACATAGTCCATACCTATCTTCATTCGATGCATCTTTGGAAGGCTCCAGGAACCGCCTCCGATTCCTGGTACCCAGTCTGGGATAGTTACACTTCCAAGGCTACCAGCCAATCCGTTCCAGCCATCTACAATCGCATTGATTGGAGCCTTAAAAATTGTAGCCAGTCCCGACACCGCATTGCTGAAAATCTGTTTTACGTTTTCCCATGCTCCACGCCAATTTCCCGTAAATACGTTCCTGATGAAGTCTATTAAGTTTCTCAGTATATTGGTAATGTTACCAATAATACTTGTTGTGTTAGACAACATTCCAGACAACACGCTGGAAAACACGCTTCCAAGGCTGTTTAAAATCGGAATCAGCAGACTGGAAATAATTTGTATTACTGGCGTAATTGCATTTACCAGCGGAGTCAATCCTTGAGATATCAGATTTACAATCGGTGTTAAAAGACTTGTAAATAAATCAAGAATCGGCTGAAGCACACCTATTAACGACTCGCAAATCGGCATCAATGCCGATACCAACTCAATGAGTGGCGGCAATAACGCGCTGATTATTTCCACCAACGGCGGAAGCAGCGTACTCAGCAGATTCGTAATAACCGGCAGGATTTCTCCAACCAATTGCGCTGCTAACGGTAAGATATCATTAATCGCACTCAGTAACACTGGGAGAATCTCATTCACGAGATCCATAAGAGGTTCTCCGATATCTGCAAGAGAGTCCATCAGTACCGGAAGAACGTCCTCAATAGCTGGCTGTAATGCTTCGATTACATCTGATATGGCATCAACAATCGGTGGAAGAGCATCTTCCAATAATGGCAGCGTATCATCAATCAACTCCGCCAAAAGCGGAATCAACTGCTCACCTAATGGGACGATTAATACTTCGAGACTTCTTTTTAATCCCTCAAATACGGAACCGATATCATCGTATTTGATGTCCTTGATCTGCTGCATCGCTCCTGCAGTATCATAAGCACCATCTTCAATGCTTGCTAATGCTGTAACGGCTTCAGGACCAAGATCCTCCCACATAGTACCGAACAGATCAACACCTGCTGTATTCTGTTCCAATGGGTCTTCCATAGACGCAAGCGCTGCAATGGTCTCCTGAAATGCCTGCTTTGCGGTATCGCCTCCGGCAGAGAATTTCGCTGCCATCTCATCGGCATTAAGACCAATGCGCTTAAATCCGTCAACTGTCGTATCAGAGCCATCAATGGCACGGATAGAGAACTCTTTGACTGCATCACCAACCTTGTCCAGGTTAAAAGCTCCGGATTCCGCGCCCTTTTGGAATACCTTGAACATATCATCAGCGTCCAGTCCAACTTTTGCGAACTGTACAGAATACTCTGAGATACTATCGAGAAGCTCTCCGGAATAATCAAGTCCATTCTGAGCACCTGCAGCAATGAGATTCATTGCCTCTTCGCCAGATGTACCAAAATTATCCATCATAGCCTTGGCAGCTCTGGTTGACTCCGGTATTTCGTATCCGAACGTATCACGCAATGCGAACGCTGATTCGGTTACATTCTGCAGTGACGCATCATCAAGATCACCGAGATTCTGAGTGATTGATGCCATTGCCTCCCCGATGTCTTCGAAGGAATCCCCGTAATTATTGGTGTAGATATCCTCCATGACCTTTTTATACCGTTCTGTTTCCTCGGTACTTTTTCCAGTACTGGCAATGTATTGGTTCATTGCCTGGTCGATATCATTCGCGCTTTTCACAGCAGCAACACTGACGCCTGCAATTGCCGTCCCTGCCGCAAGCATACCCGCTCCAATAGCCTTGGCTGTTCCTGATGCTATAGATGATAGCTTGGATCCATGCGACTTGGCGGACTCCTCGCGGTTCTGATACGAATCATCATCATCTTTTTCCTGTTTGTCATTTTCCTGCTCATTCTTCTTGGTAACGTCCTCTTTTACAGATTTTTTTACCTCAGCGCTTTCCTTTTCCGCATCTTCCGATTTCTTCGCTGTCTTCTTGGCTGATTTTTCAACCTTTTTCCCAGCCTCATTAAGATCTGACTCAAGTTGACTGTCATCAGCTACAATTTCATAAGTAACTTCTCCGCCACTGTTCTTGGACACCTGTCCCACCTGCCTTTATTCATTCGCCGGCACAGTGGCACAATGGCTGTTATAGTCTTATTTCAAATTCCTTCCTGCAGTCTGGATTTTTGCACTTAAAAAAGAGCCCTCTGCAACTGGCTCCTGTTTTGTAAAATATGTTCTGTTTATGTCCGCAATGTGGACACTCTACCTTTTTAATATTCTTTCCGTCTGCTATCATCTCTTTGCCATTCCCTCCAATGTATGGAACAATAGATCTAATCCAGACTGTCCTCCTCCGCCTTGCACCGGAAGAGCATAATAAGATTTCATCTCATTGATTTCCTGTATCTCTTTTGAATTCTTGCCGTTATATTCCGGAACCGGCATCTGCCTGATCCGCATAATCTGTTTGATTTTTGTATCAGCCGGCAATCCATTGAACAGATACAAGAACTTTTTCCAAGGTAATTTTCCCTGCTCGTCAATCAGATCGATCTGGTACGCCTGCATGAACGAAGCGTAGATGTAATCTCCATCCCGTTCGAAATCTAATACCGGAACTGGACTCTTCTTAATCTGTGGGCGCTTTTCCGCTTCAATATATCTGCTTGTGATATCCTGCATGAGCTTCAACTGTTCTGCCGGGTTCAATAACCTGAGATTCCACCTGTTTCGAACCAACATGTTCAACGCCTGTTGAATCTTTTCGTAATCCGTCAGCGATTCCTCTTTGTACAGCCTCTGTACCTCAAGGATAATATCAAAAGCCGGGTTGATGTCAAATCTCCCTTTGTCTGTGCAAATACGATAGGACGGAATCTCTGTCAGGACTCCCATTACCAGAATCTCCGTCTCTTTTTGGCACGATTGTACTGACTCACCAATGCTTTCTTATTCTCTGCCTTGATTTCCGCCAGCCTTGGAATCACGCAATTTGTAATGAATGGAATAATTTCCTTCGCCATTTCCATATAGCGGTCTTTGTAGAACTGCTGAATGGTCTCTGTCCCATCTGCTCCAAATACAGCTTCAAACATGTCAATTTCTGCTCTTCCAAGCACCTCGACCGCATTACTTAACTGTTCGTTGCTGGCTTCTTTTCTTTTGATTTCCTGCACATCTGAAAGCGCTCTGACCAGTGCCGTGTATTTCCGATTAATCTTTGCGACCATATCATCTGCATCCAAGGATACTTTCAATGTATGCTGCACAACGCCATTTTCATCTACCAGTTCGAAGTCTTCCTCAAATCTTTTGTTTCGTTTTGCCTGATATGCCATGATCTTTACCTCCTAAAAAGGGAGAGCTATACCCTCCCTATGCTGTTGTACCAATTGACGGACGTCCATTACCATGAATGGTCACAGTCAGTGAATTGATATTGTTCGCATCTCCATAAGCTGGAGTAATATTTGCCAACGTGATTGGCCAGATAATTACTTTCTTGCCCTTCTGAATCTTCATGTGCGTCTTTCTCTTCTCGCCGAGTCCATACATCACATCATCACTCAAAATATAATCACACGCATCATCACCTGGCTTCACTGAGCCTGTCAGCGTTAATGTAAGCTGTGCACCTGTTACCTCACTGGATCCCCAGCCTTTGTCGGCGTAATAAGTAAGCTGTTGAATGACCTCATTTAAGCTCTGCGCCATATTTGTTGTCAAATTCGCAAGCGACGCCCAAGTAGGCTGTCCTTCTGCCGGAGACGTGTTGATGAATGCCTCTGTCTCATAGTTGATTTCCGGAGTAATCGGATTACTTGGGACATTTGGCTCCGCGAATATCTGTAAATCCATGTTCTTCATAATATCACCCTTTCTTAACAATATATCTTACAGTTCAAGATGCAGGAATAATGATACACCCCATCCTCATCTCGCCCTATCTTACTTGGTTCCTTTGCTACTGTTGTATCCAGCCACGAAAATGTCTTTCCTTGTGGATACTTCTTTAATCCCTGCAGGTATCCGGCAATCTCACACAATTGTTCCAGACAACGCTTCTGATCTGCATGCCGGCACAAGAACAATACCGGGATTGTCTTGACCTCTTGCTTGTTGTAACTGACAGACTCTGTGAATCCTTCACCAAGTTCAGCATATATGCCTCCATCTGCCGGAAGCTCTTCCAGGGAAATCTCCGTGCCGAGACTGCAGTTCTTCTCTGCAGTGTCTGCAACTAGTTCTAATAATTCTGTCAGCATCACTTAAGCCTCCTTTTTAGCGCCGCTTGATACACTTGCTTCCATTGTTCACCATATACTTCCCTGGCATACTTCGCCCATTCCGCACGCGCAAGATCAGATGTAAATTTAATATCATCATAGTAGTCGGCAGGACTTCTCGTATCCGGGCTACCGTGCATAATCTTTCCGTTCCATAGATACTGCGAATACGGTTCTTCCCACTTCATAACAAACTTCCCATTAGCAGCTTTCTTATCGCTATTGGTTAAACCACTATTTTCAAGTGTACCGAAATCATGCGGCACATACTCTGACACATCTTGTAACGCCTGTAATCCCATATCAGTCAGTGCCTCGTTACTCGCTGCCTTTATTAATGCAACTGCCTGTGGTGTTCGCAATGTAACCCGGGTCTTAATCTTTGCCATATCTCACCATTCCTATCTCGTAATGATGCAGTTTTAAATTATCATACAGAGTCTCTACCGTTTTTATCTGGTGTTTCTGGCCGTTGAAATCAACTACTTGATCAACTTCAAAAGAAACATCAGAAGGTCTGCTGTTGCGACAGTCATAGAAAAGCGTAGCAGCCAACTGTACCTCTGCATTATTCTTATCCCGGATAATCTGTTTGGATGGCTCTATCCGGATGTTAGACAGTTCCTGTCCTCCATTCAGTTCGCCCTTTCCCCACTTATCCACATTGACTCGCTGATACAGGGTGGCTGTGTGAATCAACAGTCTTTTCGAAATTGGTCTCATCAATACGTCCCTCCTCGATAGGTCAGCCCAGTCGGCCAGAGTATTCTCTCCGCTCTCGGTGAAAATATAGACTGTTCCGTGGATCCAGTTCCGGAAGAAGTTCCCGAATAAGAAAACTTGCCAAGTGTCGCTCCTGACATTCCATTTCCCATATCCATCTCTGCCCCGCCGTTCGCGTCCAGATATTCAATCTGTGCGCACACCGCATTCTTCACAAGCTTCTGCGTCGTTTCCGGCATCATAGGGAAACCCTCTTCTGTAAGCCTGTATAACGTCAGCTCCTCAACAATCTCTCCGGCTCGTTGACACAATACAGAGAAACCGGCAGATTCTACCGGCTCCCCTTTGAATACATCATTGTAATATGTTTCATCCACATACATTCGGATCAGCTCCTTACGCCTCTGTACGCTTCACATATACGGTCTGTGGTTTTGAGATCTTCATACCGTAGATCTTACGACCCTGTACTGCAGAAGCTCCGATATATTTTCCAGATCCACCAAGATCCTGAATATGGACATCTACACCCCACTCCTGCACACGATGGCACCAATTCGGGTGACCGGCAATAAATTCAGTTGTAGTCTTCTTAGATGCAACGGTTTTGGTATCATCAACCATTGTGTTTCCAGACTCATACAGTGCGAATCCAGCAATTGCTCCCGTTGCACCTGCCTCTTTCATTCTCTGAGAGAGATCTCCCTGTCGAATAAAGTGGTCGTCCATCATCAGCACCGCCATGAACTCTGGAGAGCAAATCATCCATCGTCCATCTGTCGGAACACCAATTCGTGTCAAATAGGTCTTGGCATCAAGCACATGTTTGTATGCATTTGCATCTGTAGCAGCTGTTTTTGTTGCACACACTTTAATACCTTCCGTTGTCTCCAACATATTGATAGATTTCTTATCCATCTCCAATGCAAGTGCGTATCCAGCTGAATCCAAGCGATCTGCAACCAGATTATCCGGAACTGCTGTGGCATCATATCCGTCAATCAGCTCATTGACTGCTTTGTCCTGGTCGATGTCCAGATCAATATATCCGGTCGAACCTTCGTCCAGGTCAACTCCTGTAGCTTTGTCATAATCCTTGACCGCTACTTCCGTGTCTCTTACCGGAATCTTAACCTTTCCGGCTTTTGGATTTCCTTCGTAGTTAGTGTTAAAAATATAGTTATCTCTTGTAACAAGAGTCTGTCTGAGCTTTTTGTCCACCAGTGAAGACCAGCGCTCCTGGTGTGCGTGTGCAAAAAGCTGTAAATACATCATAAATTTCATACTATTATCACTCCTTAATCATCTTTTAATCCTGGGTTCTTTGAATAGAACGCCGCCTCAACACCAGACATTTCCTTTCTGCGGCCATTCTGTCTCTGTCCCCAGGACTTGCTTCTTGATTCTTCTTCATCATCCTCCTCGTCTTTATCCTTGGAAGATTCTTTGAACTGTGGGTATTTCTTCAATACCTCGTCGATAGCGTCCTCGATATCCATATCCTCATCTTTAGCCATGTGCACTCTGGCCAGTGCAAGAACATCATCCACACAAGCCTTATCCACGTCATGCTCCAGGCATGTCCATTTCATCTCCATCTCATCTGCCTTGGCAGCCTTATCACGGAGCTCCTGTGTTTCAGTATCATCATCTTCTTTCTCGCTATTCTCTCCGGTCTTGACCTTACCGTTCGGTTTCTTTCCAGCCTTTTTCTGCTGTTCTCTCTGCCATTTTCTTTTTTCTCTGGCAAGACGTTTCTTGACGGCATCATCTACATCCTTCTGGGAGAATTTCTTTTCATTCTCTTCCGGATCATCATCGTCATCGCTGTCGTCATCATCGTCTCCTGGCTCATCATCATCTCCGCCTTCATCTCCCGGATCATCATCTCCTCCGTCTCCGGCAAAAACCTGCAGATTCATTGTCCAGTATCTTTTCTTCATGTTCATGTTCTTCATGATATATCCTCCATTTCTCCGCTTAACGCCCGTCGGCAGCCACAGCTTGTACGTATTCAGTACCATAAGTTCTCTGTATGTCACTTACAGCAATAAAAAAAGAATCTACCAGAAGGCACCCCTTTTCTGATAAATCCTTATATTCTATATCAATATGCCCGTCAGCAATGTGGTAAGAGATCTCGTCATCTGTAAGCGCTTTGAGCGAATGTACAAGTCCCTGTGTTAATGCTGATACGGCAGCACAAATGATATCATTTCCAGTTTTTGCATATCCTGCATGGCCATCCACTGTAAGACCGGTTCTGGTAATATTTATTGCAATCAATAGCATCACCCCTCCCCAAACATTTCAGAATTATCTAAAATCAACATATACAGAGCATTTCCCAACTTCTCAACCTGCTTTTCTTTTAGACCGATGCAATACATATCATCTAACCCATGAATTATCTCATGACAAAGAGTTGCCTTTTTTTGTTGTTCGGATGTTCCCTCTCTGAGCAAAATCTTTTCTTCCAAATATTGAATCTGTCCAAGTAACTCTTCATTACCTTCATGTAAATCCGCCCGCTCTTCAACTTTATAGTTTTTGTACAAAATTTTGACTACTTTTGGTATATACATTATTGCCTCCTGAAAATGCGTATAAAAATACCACCAACCATTTCTGATCAGTGGCGTTAATCTTCCCTATGATTCGGACATTTTAAACAGATTTCCTTATAACCAGTGACTTTTCGCACCGCTTCCGGAATTGTCCAATCAGGTGCCAGTCCTTCAACATTCATATGGATATCAAAGCATATCCCATCTTCAATTTCAGTCCCCAATAACGGACATTTAATCTTTTTTGATGCCATATTTTTCTGCCACCTCCCTGATTTTTAGTGTTTGTTCATCGAATTGTTCTTTCTTAAATGCTGTTCGAATATTATTATTTTCTGTATCAACGTATACGGCTCCATTAGGTCCGTAATAGTTTACAAATCTTCCATTCCAGCGAGTAAGAGAAATATCCGCTTCTTTTATAAATCTTTCTGCCTCTTCTCTGGAAACACTATGTTCTCTTTCTGCATTTATATGTCCAGCATCAAACGAGAACTCCGAAACATCTATCTTATCCGGATTAATTCTTGGAACACCTCTTATTTTTGCTTCTGTTAGTTCTTCTTTTATTTTATCATTTCTTATCTTTAAAGCAACTTCTTTTTGTACTTTCTTATTCTTCGCCACAGCTTCTGCAGATAATCTCTTATCAAACCCTACAATCTGTTCCCTGTCAGTCCTGCGGTGTAATCCGGGCGTATCTTTCACGTAATACTTTAGCTTATTCTCTGTCCGCTTGAGCTTTACAGAAGCTTCCTCGAACCCCTCTTGATCTCCTGCCGCGTCCAGCATTATGCATTCCCGTTTCTGCTTTCGCACTTCCCTCTCAAGAGCTCTCTGCACCTGTGTCTGCTTATACAGCTTATCATTTGCATCCATATCCTCTGTTGGAAAATACCTCTGCACATTTACTCCCGGAACGAATGGCCATTTATGGTGTCTGCAATTAATTCCCAGAATCCCATCCGGTTCACCGTAACTGGACGAATTCCAAGGATAGTATCGAATCTTCTTACCATGCAAATCTTCCGTGTAACCACTCCCGTTATTCAAATCAAATATCTTGCCCTGGTCTTTTGCACATTTGGGGCGCGCACCGGAATGACTGTCAATCTGAATCAAATGGCATCCTGCATCTTGTATCCTGGCATCCTGAACTTCCTCGGCTGTACTTTTAGCCGTATTCCTCATAGCCATATTCACATAAGCCTCTGGAGTCCACTCCCGCCCTCGCTTATCTACGAACGCCGGAATTCCCTTATCATTCAGCCGTCTGATGCACCGTCTAACCGCCTGCTGTCTTGCCTCAACACCACTCACTACTCCTGCAGCGCCACTGTTCAGAATGTTCCATGCCTCCTGCGCTATATTGCTGACGAGACCCTTGTATTTCTCGGATGCCTTGTACAACATGACTGTGTTGCACATATTCAGCGTATCTTTCGCCTGTTTTCGGAAGCTATGCACTACACGCTTCACGTTCTTGCTCTTGTCAACCTGTACAGCTTCCTCAGCGAGCCCTCGCCTTGCCATGTATCGGAGTCCTGGTTCCATATTGTTGATAGCATCCTGTGCTGCTTCATTCAGCATTCTTTCAGCTGCAGTCTGACTTAATCCAGACATCTTGGCAATCAGCCGGATATTTTCCTGATTAAGCTTTCCAATCTCAGCCAGCTTCTGCATCAGCCACCTGTCAGTATCAATGGGTTGCTCCCACCCCTGCAGATGTCTGGCAATGTTCTGTAATATTTGAGCCTCTAAATCAATATAGATGCCGTCCACAGGTTCTGCAAGCTGTTGGTTCTCCAGTATATTCACAAACTACCACCTACTCCTTATCGCCTGGAACAGGCGTTTTGCCACTCTTAGAATCATCGGGGTCTTGATTCTCCTTACCCTCTTTTTCTTCGGGTGAATCGTCCTCCTCGTCCAGTTCATCATCATCTCCTCCTGTCCAGTCAATATCCTGTCCGGTAATTTGATTGTCTTTCCTGATTCGCTCTAATTCTTCCTGAGCTTCCTGTTCAGAGCACTTGTTAATCTCCATGATTGCAGTAAGCTTGGAACGAAGACCTGCATTCACAAGCTTAACATTCTTATCAATGAGTGAGTTGCTATCCTCAATGATAGAATCGTCAAAATCCACTGTCGCATCAATAGCTCCGCCAGTATCAAGAAACGATACCGCACGGACCATATTGATAATTACATCAGCTATCACAATGCAGTGCTTCTGTCGATTCTGATAGAGATCTGACTTGTCTGAGATAACCTCTGTCGCGGTCTTAACTCCTCCAGAGTCATACTTGTACCTGCCAGCACCCATGCCTACCTTGAGGCTCAGCAGATCTAATGATTTCTGAATACCAAGCTCATGCTCCTGCGCACGAATTGACATATCGACTTCAGTCAGTTGATTATTTCCATTCTTATCTTCTGGGAGTAAATAGTACACCGTATCATCTGGGTCGAATGTCGGAGAAGATATTCCATCCGCCTCCATCTGCCTTCTCGCCATGCTGATTGGCACCATGATTCGTTTTCGACCTAAGACGAACTCGTTCATGTAGCTGTCGTAGATAAGGTCACAGCCTTTCACCTCGTCAATTCCGTTCGCATATACGGATACTCCGAGCGGGCTGTCCAAATCTATGTTATTACAGATATTCGGCGTTATAATCTGGAATAACGGCTCTGCGCTCTTTGTAGATGCCAGTTCTTCGACATCCTCCGGAACTTCAACATCTTTTCCGCTTTTCGCATCAATATACACATTTTCAATGTAATACTGGTCGCTATTCTCTCCATCGTCAACCTTTCCGAACCGGTGCATCTGCAGATATATGACTTCTTTTCCGTTCAACATCTTCGCTGTTCCAAACGCACACTCTGTAATATCCCCATTATCCCAAGACAGTGGGTATATCATATCGGCACGAATATAATCAATAATCACCTGACCATCTGCATTTAGATACTCCACGAAAGCTCCTGTGCCAAGCGCAAAAGCTTTTTCAATAAGCCGATTCCCTTGTATTCGAAAATTATTGTAGTTTAAAATTTCTGCCAGACGATTACTGTATTTTCCTGCTTTAATAGCCACCTTCTCATTGAGCAATAAGTTCGCCCAGTCCTCACAGACTGTTTTAGCCATTCCAAGCTTATAACGCTCCTGGTTCGTCATTACGGCTCCATTGTATAGCTTATAGTGGTGGAACTTCTCAACGTCGTTCTGATACCACTCCAGCCATTCATCAATATGGTCATATGTTTCATCTGGTACTGCTGGATATCCTCTCTGTACCAGATACTCTTTCACTCTCTTATATGTGCTATCTCTCACGTTTTCCACCTCCTATGCTGCAATATACATGATTTCGTCCTGTATACTCTCAGTGCTGTATTCCGTGCTGTCCAGACTGTCAACATTCATCTCACCATCGTCCAGTTGCACGTCCATGTTCTTTTTCTTTTCGTCATATACCGCCTCTTCAAATGCGGCAATGATATGTGTGCAATGCTTCATAACTTTCCATCTGTGCTGAGCTATCAGGCTGTTGTAGAATGCTATTCGGTCATTAATCGGACCTTTGATTGCATTCTTAATATCGATTACTACATGCTCCTGAATGCAAGTCATCTCTAATCCGGATATCAATGTCTGCTCTGCACTGTCACAATATGCTTCATATACTTTGTACTTCGATTGCGCTCTCCGGACAAAATCAATAAAATCGTCCTGAAGCTGTTTTGGATTGATGCGCTTCTTGCAGTAATACTCATCCAATACGACCACCTGCTTGAACCCTTTTGTGAATCCCGTCAGTGTAAAGGAATGAGCCGACTTCGTGCCTCCGAAATCGACTCCAATCACTGCATACGCAATCTGATTATCCTCAAGCCACTTCCGGTCAACGAGATAATCTTTCGTGTGATCCGCAAACTGTTGATAGATAAGCCCGTCCGCTGCAACCCATTTTCCAAGAATAAAACGCTTGTAGAATACACTGCCATGCGGCCATGCTCTGCGGTATCTCTCCAGTACCTTTGGAGATAGGGTAAGGTTATCTGTCATCATGAAGTGCAGATGATATACTTTCTTCTTTTTTGCCTGGAGAATATACTCTTCCCGGATATAATGGTGTGGTCCTGCCGGATTGCAGTTCATCCAGATCTTAGCACCTTCCACGGAACAACGTCCGATTGCCTGATCTACAAAACTCTTCGGGAACAATGCTGCCTCATCAAGATAAGCTCCTGCTGCAGTAAGTCCCTGCAGAGCATCCTGTGCTGCTTCTGTATTGGCTCCGTACAAGTAATAGGTATTCGTGCCAATCTCAATCCTTGCATCCGTTCCGGAGCGCACATAATTGTACGGCCACCCCCATGCTTCAAGAATCTGTAGCATAGGTCGAATTACATTCTTCTTTAGTGCTCCCATTGTCTTTCCTGCCAGAATAAAAGACTGACCTGTGAACATCTCCTGCGACCAAGTGAGGAAGCCAATAATGCAGGCTATAGTCTTTCCTGATCGGATGGCTCCGTCCGCCACCACAAAATCGCATTGCGAGCTGACCAGTGGAGGTCTCCACCAGTGCATAAGTTTCTGCTGTTGAGTAGAAAATGGGGAAAACTTAAACTTCGCTGGCTTCTTCTGTACCTTCGGCATCTTCCTCTTCCTCCACTTCATCAGCAAACAGATTATCTAAATCTTCCTGTGTTGGTCTCATAGCTTTCAGGAAATCACGGATATTCTCGTCCTGATTGTCCGTATCACCAATTTCCTGATCTCTGGCTCTCTTGGCTCTATCTGTTCGAATCTTCTGTTCTTCTAAATCAGCTTCAGACCTTTCCGTCTGTCCGACGGTCTTCATAATTGCCTGATATGCTTTCACGTCTCCCAGTGACGCCTTCTGAATCATAGCCATTGCTATGACTTCCTCGTAGGTGCTCTCGCCACCATCTGACCGTAATATATCTGATAGACCCTCAACTTCCACCTGCATCGTCAAGAGCCTGTTCATCGTATCCCTGAGAGCTGCTTTCCTGCGCCTGGTCTCACCACTTCTTTTTCCACCCCTTGAACGCATTTCTCTTTCTTCGCTCTCACTTCGATTGCCTTTCCCATATGGGATTAAGTTTTCATCATTCGCCACTTCACCACCTTCAATTCTGGTTTATTTTTGCATTATAAAAGCACCCCGGAGGGTGCCTAATTCAATTAGTTTTATTTATTATCTATAATTTTTGAAATATCTTTTCCTATTTTTCTTTCTTGTTCTATTAACATTGCTAAGATTTTCCCTTGTAACTCCTCATCTGTAGTTTCGTCTGTAATTTCAATAATATCCCCATTATTATCATCAAGCACAACTTCTTTCTCGTACCCAATACATTTTTTCAAAAACTCTAAAATTATTTTTAAAAGTTCTTTGAGAGTAAGAATATCTCCTATAATTTGAAGTCCCTGGTCCATATTTTTTAGTACAACTTGTATTAAATCTGGATAGACTGCCGCCGGCATACATTCAAATTTTACTACAGCTTCACAATTCCCTTTAACATACATGTTTCTTGTAAAATCCATAATATCTTTTAAATCTATTTGGACATCTTTACCGCTATAATTATTAGTATTAATACAAATCTCTATATTCATTTTTCTACCTCCTCTATACACACAAAAACCTACCCTCATAATATCTTAAAATACGACATTGTGCAACAAAAGAACGGCCTGTTGCCAAGCCGTTCCTTCTGGGTTTTATGTATTTTGAGGAAGTGAACTCAACGTGGAAAACTGTCTTTTCACTAAGTTCAGTTTATACTCTAGCACTTTTTAAGCGAACATTGCCGAACATTTATTCTAATTTTTCTAAAAATCTGTTATGTCGCATCCGACAATTATCCTCTGTGTACTTAATCCTCCTCTTCGGGAATTTCTGGTTCATTTGTAGCGCCACCTGATACCAGGTCAGATCATCGATGTAATACAGCCGAAATATAATCCTCAGCTCGCTCTTCGGTATCGTCTCTATGTACTCCTCTGCCTGATTCGTAAGCTCCAACAGCTCCGCTTCCAAAGCCGTCAGCCTGTCATTTCGTTTCTTCAACAACTTCTGCTTTAGTGCAATAGCTGCTGTCGGTCTGCCCGTGATCTTGACTGTTCCGAGTGGCTTCTTTCCTCGCTTACCTCTAGTCACAGAGTCCGTGACAATCATGTTCTCCAGCTTTGCTAGTTCTCTCTCGTTCTCATGAATCCGTCTCCTCAGATCTTTTATTTCTTCCTTCATCTCCACGTACTGGATCAGAACATTCTTGTCCACGTCCTATCTCCTCCCCTGTATTAATATTCTTGTGCCTCGGATATCCCAGCACTCCATAATACGCTGGCCGTTTCATAAATCTCTTCGCGTGCTCACAAGGTTCACGCTCTGCCATCTGGTCACGACCTGATATAGCATCGAGGCGCTGGTCTTTACTGATGTGCATTAGCATCATCTCCTTTTGCTTTCATAGCTTTTTCCACTCTACCAAGAAGTTCTTTCGCCTCTATCACGTCCGGATCTGTTTCCTCCAAGTAGAATTTATCGCAATTATCAATAAGTTTTTTCAGGATTTTATATATTAATTTAATGAGCATCGTCCTCAACTCCTTCGTCGTTTTGCTACTGCAGCTCTGTTATATCCTTGAGCTGCACATTCTTGTCTCTTTTCCCGCCATTGTTGAAATGAAATCCGGTACCTGTAATCTTAGTGATTTCACAGCAGCCATTACCTCCACCATTGGAATATCTGATGGATACGGTATCTCCAACACAGAACTCCTTGCCTGTTTCCTCACAAATAATTTTCTTCTCAACTTTGTAATTCATACGACCCACCACCTTATATGTTTTTCAATTCCTGTTCTTTTTCATCTACCCAATCTTCAATTACTTCCACAATTCGCTTTTGTAAATCTTTGGGAATCTCAACTTCTTTATCTCTTGCAAAATAAATATCTTTATACAAAAAGAACTGTTTCGCTTTTGTAATGATTCTAAATCTATATTTACTTACGCTTTTGTCCTTATACCTGTCACCACACCAGTTCAAGAACCACTTCACTGGTCGCAACTCTTCCAGGATTTTATCGTATTTTTTATATTGCTCTCTCGTCATCTACTCTGCCTCCCTGTACGGTTCCGGCAATGGCATCCAGGCATTCACAATCAATCCATAACTTGCATAGGTTTCCTCTTCATCTCCCGGATAGAATTTATCATTCTCTCCGTCTTTTTCATACCGTCCAATATCCAGACCAGTATAGTTTGCGAATGACAGCAAGATATATTCCTCTTCTTCCGGCAACCTCTCACTGCATGGAATCCACTGAGTTTCTTTCAGTGCATGTATCCCCATTTCAATAGCATCTACTGTTTTCTTAGACCAGCCCCATTCCAAATGCTTCGTCAATCTGTCTATTGCTCGTTGATTATTCATTTATCTCAGCTCCTCCTATTTCTTCGTCAATCTTTCTCCTACTACTGCCTTATCACATATTTCCACATCACAACCTCGCTCTTTTCCGGTGTGGATGCAATAATCACAACCACCTGCATCACTATGGCGGTACTGGCATGTCCTGCATTTATGACGGTCAGAGTTATCTCCGGACTTAATCCTTTCCGCCTTTGCCGGATTCTTTAGTTCTTTCCTGATAGATCCTGATAAACCGTTGACCGTTCCAAGTGGAATTCCTGTGTGCTCTGCAATCTCTTTATTCTTCAAGCCTTTCTTGATCAACGGACGAATGATCTTACTTTTTTCTTCCCTGCTCATCTTCCCCGGAGCTGCTACCGTTTCTTTTTCCAGTTTCTTCTCCGGTTGGTCTGGGGGGGGAGCTGTTCGTCCCCTTCAGTATCGTTCTCATTCTGATCAGGCTCAACCATATCCTGTACGGCCTGTTCGAACTCCTGGTTTGGTACTGCAGGAACATCTACCAAATACTTAGCTTCTTTCGGCAAACAATCTTCTATCCTTTCTGCCAATATACTCTTGTCATCATATTCATTCAGCACAAGGACCTTCCGCCCTTTCATGAAATACTTAAGTGCTTCTTTTAAGCTCATTTCTGTATACATTTACTTCTCTCCCTTCTGCAAATTCTTAAGGAATTCCACCAAATACGTTTCACTGTCTGCATATTGTATATACTGATGATCGTAAATTTCATCTGTAGTACCTGCTTTTCTTCTCCCTTTTTCCAATAGATGATAATAATGCTCATCGCGAGGTATGCATTTCCAACCTTGTTCTCTCTGAGGATACTCTGCTACCACCAGCCTGCTGCCATCATCGAAATCATACTTGTAATAATTCACATCTATGTTTTCATCCCGGTACCATAATCCCCATTCTTTATAGTTATTTAGCCATTCTTTCCGCTGGTCGTTATTCTTGAGTTTTGGAAGTTCCGGCTGCTCCGGTTCTTCCGGAGGATTCAATACCATATCCAGATCATGGATATATCCTGCCAGTGCTGCAACTAATATCTTCTGCTTCCGGACTCTGATATCATTTTGACTAAACTCTTCTGTAAGCATTTCCAGATACATCTGAGCTTTCTGATTCTCTTCCCTTGCAATATCGATATCGGTCTTCTCAGATACTTCTTCGTACAACTCTGGCTCTGATGGAATATCAACGATTGCAATACCTTCCGGTTGCTCCACAATAACCGATTCGTTTTCTTCCGGAATCTCCTGATAATCCTCCACAGGCTCTGTTACTTCTTCCATAATATCCTGAGGGATTTCAATTCCCACATTTTCCTCTTCTGGGGCTTCTTCATCATGCTCATGCAATTTCTTGTAATGATTCCAGCAAGCTGCACATTCTCTCCAGCCTTGCAACTGATCCTCGTCTGATGTTCCCCAGTTCTCTCTCGGACAACTTGTCTGTCCTGGAGGACAGCTTGACTGTTCTGGTTTGCAATCTGTATTTTCCGATTGTGCGACGTCGCACACTTCCTCACTCGACTGTTCTTCCTCATTTTTCTGCTGTGCCTCTTCTATTGCGACTACATTCCACATGGACTGTATGGCTGCTGCCAGGTAGAACCAGTCGTAGTCACCCAGATAGTCACAATTTACCGAAAAAACCTGGATATAATCATCAAAGAGATTAATAAATGCTGATTTTTCTCTAATTTCAAAATAATGAGTTCTGCTTCTCCCTTCACAGAATTCCTGTCTGATCAGTATAGGACTTGTAGTCACATCCATAACTCTGTTCTGATAGTTCTCCAGGAACCAATTCTTGCGAAGTTTTATAAATCCTCTTGCAAATGCATTTAAGTATTCCCATACTTCTTCTGTCGGCTTCTGCAGTTCTACTTTTGTCTTTTCTTCCTGCTCCGGCATAACTTCCGGAAAATCTTCCACGCTCATCTGACCGGGAAGCTGCTCTTCGGGTTCCAGATCCGGTGTTCGAATCTCTCTGATTTCCCGGACTGTCATTTCCGGGGGTCACTTCTTCCAACTGCTCACTGTCCAGATATAACATTTCCTGGAGCTGGCTCTTACCAAAATCCTTATAGCCACTATCCAGGAATGGACTGTATCCTCCCTGGGAGAACTTTTCGTTCATCTGCATCCAGCGGATTGCTGTAGATCTCTTGATGCCGTACTGGTCCTCGGCAAATTCGTAAACACTTACATATCCGTCTTTCTGAAATCCTTCTGTCTCTTTAATCTGCCTGAGATAAAATCCGATTCCGATAAAGTTCTGTGTCATGCCCTGCAGCTTATTCCGGATAATCTCTTTTGCTTCCCGATAATCAATATTTAGATACCACTCTTCCTTTTTCTCAATCTCACTCATTATTTCCTCCTAGCATCTGTAGCTCCAATGCTTTCATGTCATAATCACGACCACTGGTATAGTTATTAAATCCAGTCTTCTGCTTCTGAGTTTTTTTCTTCTCTTGCTTCCTGTTCTGGTAAAAACTCTTCCAGCCACTGGCAGTTGCTTTCTTCACAATAGCCAGTTGTTCCTCCGGGTTATCACTCAGCTTCAGCAGATCTTCACGAAGAGCCTCTACCTGCTCCAAAGGAATCTCTCCGAAATTACTCTTACGGACGACCAGATACCATTGAAATGCTCTCTCCAGTTCCGGTGGCTGGAATATATTATTATATATATTATTTTCTTTACTTTTATTTAGGGATTTTTCCGCGGAATTACACTCGTTTTTCCCGGAAAAACCGCCTATATTTCCCGGATTTTCTTCAAAAAGAGTGCACTTAATAAAAGGTTCTGTCTCCTGCTTATTTAAAAGCCAGTACCTTCCTACTTCTAACGATTCCTTACTCTTGCGCATTCTGTCTTTTATAGCAAGCTGAAACCGTCTCTGTATCCCGGCAGAGGTCAAGACCTTGTCCGAACTAAAGAGTGTATTATTAAACAGTGACTTCTTTAGCAGGAAGTTCAAGACCTGCTTCACCTTGTTCAGATCTATTCCCAATTCACTGGAAACGATATACCAGAAATCATCATCTGTTGTTATGTAATATCCCTCCCGATAGATCTGTGTTAATAAATACAGGTAAATGATTACCCCGTCAGACTTATATCTCGCTCTGACGATTCGGATACTATTATCCTCGAAAAAATCTATATCTAATGGAAAGTAAAGAAGGCCTTTTAATTTGGGTCTGGCCATACTGCACCTTCTCTCTATCCAACATATTCCTCTACTGTAATATCCAGCCCTTCCATGGCCGAATATGTCTTTGCCGCAATCACCATGGCAATCTGTGTATCGTCATGATAAGCAACACCATTCAGAGCATCTGCGACTACCTTTACAATGTTGTCAATATCTGGCTTCTTAAGTGGAAGTTCCCTTCCCTCCAACATATCCAGCTGTCGTTTCTTAGATACGCTCTTCGGTGGAAGGAATCTCGCTATGATCCGGAGCATCACCGGCTTTCCTCTTTCCAGATAGAATCCATTTGCACGATTCTGGAACTGAGCCTTGATATAATTCTCATACAACATATCTTTCTCCGGAGTATAGGAATGAATATTGCCAGTAGACTTATTCCTTACAGTCTTCGCCCTGGCTTTCCCCTGTGGTTTTCCAGGGACCTGAAATGTAACTGACTGCATGCCTGCTCTCCTTTCTCCCCTGCAATACCTCATCCATAGCACTGCAGGGGAACGACTTGTTAATTGTTACATATGTGATACAATACAGACCTTAAAAGATCGGTGCTTTTTGTTACCTATGTCCTTATATACCTCCTGTTAATTATTAAAGAACTCCGACTCAATGTCCGAAGTACCTTCCTGCTTTGATGTTCCTGCAGCTACACTGTCATTTTCCTCCGGCGCAACTTCTTTTAGCTCCTGATCAGCGACAACATTCTCTTCTAAATCACCATTGTCCACATACTCTGCCGAACCGTCTTCCTGTATAACCGCCATATCCTTATCAATTGCTTTCTGCAGGTCGATGCTCATGATTCCCCACTTGCTGATTAACTGTCTGAGCATGGTCTTAAGAGCCATACCATCAAAATCTTTGAACCAGAAAGAAGAATATTTCCACATTTCTTTTTCAGAAATCTTTCCCTGCTCCAATAATTCCAAAGACTTTGCACCACCATTTTTATAGAAAGCAAATGAATACTTCTCCGCATGTGCCAGCATCTTCTTTTTTGACCAGTACATCGTTTTCCGGAAACCATTCTCATACTCGAACATTGCATAGTATCCCATTGTCGGAGCTTCTTCCCTGAGAATATCGTCTTCAATCAGGTTTACCGCTACCACTTCCTCCAGAGGGTCATAATGTACAAGCTCCCCTTCTTTGATTGCAAGGACATTCAGCTTCTTGTAGTACCCGGAACGAATCGCCAACTGGATATATCCCTTATATCCCAACTGGAACTGTGCTTCTTTGCAGCCTTTCTTTTTGTTATCGAACGGAACCATATAGAACTGTCCAAGCTGCGGAGAAGGGGAAAGGTTCAACGCCTCTCCCAAAAGTGCTGCTGATAAAATGCTTGGATTTGTGCATTCCTGCAATGCCGGAGTCGTCTGTACTGCAGATACAATGCTGGAAACAAATCTGGTGCCATTCTTTCCTCCGACTACACTGTTGATCTGATTTTTAACAGCATCCTGTGTAAGGTACGCTGTTAATCCCATTTTCTGTTTTTTTGCCAAACTATTATTTACTGCCATGTTTATTCCACCTTTCCGAATTTTAAATGATTCTCATTCATATAATTGCGTAATGCCAACAACTGCTCTCTTGTTCCCCATACACGGAAATCCAAATGCATGACCGACTCCTGCTCTTCAACTGATGCTGCAACTACATGCTCAAAAGCCTGCCTTTCGATTCCATCAATTACGCGTCCCATCTCCGTTTCCGGGATCCCGGATTCACTTACTTCTTCCTGAATATCCTGTTGTTCTTCGACTCGTCTCTGCTCCTCAGCTCTTCTTGCTTTCTCAGCTTTTTCCCTGGCAATCCTTGCCTCTTCCTTTCTTCTCTGAATATCTGCCAGTTCCTGTCCTTTCTGAATTGCCTGAGAAAGATTCAAAGTCTTCTTATAGACTTCCATAGCCTCAAAAGAGAACTCCTGAAGCTTCTCTATTGTTTCTTCATCTGATTTGATCTGCTCTAAAATACGCTGCATCTGTTCCCGAACCTTATTAAGTGACACCGATGCATTCAGCCATTTTACGTCCCAGATAGCTGTAAGAGAAACATAAATTGGAAACGCCAGCTGATTGAAAAGTCCTGTCACAGCCTGACGCTTCTCTTCTTTTTTTCTCTGCTCGACTTCCTTAATCTGTGAATCAATCAGACGGATAGGTTCTTCTATTAAGGCCGTTACCTCTTTAACCTGCTGTTCAAATTTGTTATATGGTTCCATGCACAACTTCTTGACCCGTTTACGTTCATCTTCAAATGCGCTCTTTAGCTTATTCAGATTAGCTCTGTCCTTTTTGGCATCTGCAATACTCTCCTCCGTAAATACAAGTCCTCTGTAATCCTCCATCTTGGCTGCGATTTCAGCTTTCAGTTCTTCATTGTTCCACTTAATTTCTTCTACAAAACCATTCTCCTGTGGACTTATGATCTTTAATTCCATAATTACCTCCTAAATCTCCGGGAGAATCAGTGGAGGTTTTCTTCCACTCTCCACATATCTCCAAAATTTCTGTTCCTCTTCCTGCAGCATCTGAAGATCCGCTTCCACATCTGCACGTTCTATAAAATAATGCTTCACAGTCGTCCGCTTCTCACCACCCCATTCTGTATTCAGATGGGCCCGTAATACTACAAACTGCCAGCCTGTTACCAATAGATAGTGCAGCACCTGTATGTAATAATTATCTGGGATACGATCCTTCCATTTCTCATACTGCATGGACTGTAAAATATTGGTGGTCTTAATCTCAAGAACACCACGCCGTCCTTCCGAATCAGTCAGCTCTCCGTCTAAAGAAGCCTGCATAAAAGGATGCTCCTTGCTCCTCAATATCCGGAACTCATGATGCTCCACTTTATATTCCGGATAATCCAGCTTAAATAACTCACGGATATATTCCTCTGCTTTCTTTCCGTAGATGACACAAGGCTTGTCCGAAATATCTTTCGCTCTCACCCTGCCAATTTTTTCCTCGAACAGATCGATATTGCTTTTATAAGGATTCATTCCTACTACTGCACTGGCATCACTTCCGCCAATTCCATTCGTCCTGCCTTTCAGCCAATGCTGCTCATTTTCAAAATCATATACTTCAAAAATATCGCTCATGACTGGCAACTCACTTTCACACATGTCTGTGCTGTTCTTCTCTTCGAAACATTTACTTTCTTAATCCAAAGTTTCTTTTTCTTCCTGCTATCCTGGCAGTCACATGATTCTCCAGGATCTAAATTTGCCCCACAAAACGGGCATTCATTGTAATACATTTACTCGCCCTCCCTCTTTGAAATCAAGTTGCATAACTCATTTAACGAATCCATGACAATCGACACAAGTTCATAATCTTTGACATCTCTAGACTTGAACGGCTTTTCTCCATTCAAATGAGCCTCAATTCTGATTTCCATATCTGCTGCAAATTCGACGAATTTTTCTTCCTCTTCTAGCGTGACGCCTTTCGGCATCACCTCATTCATAGCAAGACATATGTACTTTTTTAACTCCGATGTTGAAATCTCATACTTCTTCTCATCTGCCATTTGACTTATTTCTCCTATTTTCTTATAATATAGTTGACTTATTTTTCTTGAGCGCTTTAAGCTTGCCGGCTTTTATGAGCGCTCTTTTTTATACAATCTGCTCGATCACGTCTCTGATCAGAGCTGTTCCGGAATCACATGCCGCATTGGCAATCTTCTGATTCCCGTTTGCGAACTTCGCATATACCAGCTCCCGGTCTTCCCGGTATTCCAGGCTTACCAGATCAGATAGATTACAAGTCGCCTGAAGAGCAGGTAGCAGAAAGTCCAGAATCTTCTGCTTATCCTCCATATCCTCACCGCCTTTCTATACATATCCGTAAGCCCGTCTCCATTCCTGGTACTCGTCCTCCAGGTCAGCTTCCTCAATGACCTCATGGATCATCTTGAACTTTTCATACTCGATTTGATGTCCAATCTGGTCAAATGGAATGACTTCACACACCTTGCACTGCTCCGCACTATGCCGGAATAAGATTTCTTTTATTGCTGTATCAGCCATGTGATCACCTCCTGCATTTTCAGAATCTTGATGGAGATTATCACGAACATTATCATTGTTGCAATGTCTCCCAGGATCACCAGCGCGAATAACGTGTCCACAATCCTCTTCATTGTCCACTTTCTTTTCTTCATGTCTAATATCCCATGACCAGCCAATGAAGAAACATAGCCATCGGCAGTCCGTTCATCATCAGTCCTACCACTATCCAGTCTCTAACTCTCATGGGCTTGTCCTCCTTTCTACCGCCTAAGCGGTTTTCTCTCGCCTATATCCAAGATGCTCCAGCGCCCGCCGGTTCCATTCGTCTACCAGCCTTTGTCGTTCTTCCTTGGAAAGAGAAGAGATTTCTTTTTCTTCTCCATTAATAACTACAATGTTAAAATGTTTCAATTCCACCACCTCTTCTATAAGTTATGTGGTACTGTTTGTACTTGTTGCTATGAGATGCAATCCTTTTCGCACAATTGTGAATACGCCAAGAAATAATAAAAAAATTAATATCATCATTCCAATGGCATTAGGCAAAATACTTATAGCTTCTATTAATGCCGATGGCGTAAAAACTAGTATCCAGCCAATTATCTTTCTCAGTTTCATCTACTCACCTTCCTGTTTCTTCATGCCAATGCGAATCGCACAATCCTTTATTTTAACTACTGTTGTTATCGGCGCTTCTCCTATATACTGACTAATCTGCTCCACGGCATCTCTCATGTATTTTCCGCATATCGGACAGTAATTTGCTTCCTGTGTAAGTTCTGTAAAACACGCTGGACATAATCGTTGCATTCTACTCACCTCAATTCTTCTCCACTTCCTGCACATACAGTTCATCTCTTGTGATAAGAAGCGACCACTTTCCATTAATAAATTCCAAATCAATACGGCTTACCATTGACACTTCCTCGCCATTCAATAAATAGATTCCTTTTTCTGTATCAATATGAATTGATTTAAATGGTTTTCTTTCTACTGTTTCAGCCACTTTACTCACCTCCCCACATCACTTTGCTTACCACTGGTTTCTTAACTTTTTCTAAAGCTTGATTGTTTTTATTGCTAAAACATATAAAAAGTGATAGACTGAACGTTTGTATGTATCAATATTTAGTATTCTTTTTTGTTTCAATTACAATATATTGTGTTTTTCACAATATTAATCTTGACTTTCTATATATTGTGGTCTACCATACTTATTAGAAGCTTCGTAATTCTAATAGAAAAGGCAGGTGACGATATGAGCGTGAAAGTCAAAACAACTTTCAATACCAAAAAGATGATGTCTGATATCAAAACTCAGGCTAAAGCTTCTTTAGAGAAAAAATCTTTTGATATTGAATGTCCTCACTGCAAAAAATCTTTTTCTGCACATAAAGGACACAATGTTTGTCCGTACTGCAATAATGCTGTGACATTAAACCTCAATATTAATTTTTAAGCTTTTTAGCTTTTCAGCCAGCTCATTTGATAATGAGTTGGCTTTTTTTAACAGATCTACTAACTCACACGCTTCATTCATAACTTCCTCCATTTCAAGCGTCACTGTTATTGTTTTTTCTGATTTCATTTCCATCACTCCCCTCTTTGATCAGGCAGCCTTGGCTTTAAGAATTTGTCTGCACTCACTCCGAGTACACCGCAAATAAGCGCATATTCATCAAGCGTTAATTTTCGGTCACCATTTAATGCCAAACTAAGCTTAGATGCTTCGATTCCTGTTTTACGGCTAATGAAAATTTGTGTTATTCCATTTTCCTCCAAATATTTCTTGATTTCCAAATTCGCTTGCATTTTTTCACCTCACATTCCAATATTCTTGTGATTCATTTGTATAATAAAACAATTCTCTTGTAGTGTCAATTGTTTTTCTAAAAAAATCTCAAGATAATTGTGATTAATAATTTACATTTTCTAAATTATGTTGTAGTATATGAATATAAAGAAAGAGAGGCGAGTTAAATGACATTTGGAGAAAAACTAAAAATTGCACGTACCGAAGCTGGACTTAAACAAGCTGAATTGGCAAAGCAATTAAATACCACCGGGAACACAATAAGCAATTGGGAAAATAATGTAAGCAAACCTGATTTGGATATGCTTTCATATATATGTGGAATATTACATGTCAATGCTTCCTTCTTCTTACAACCATCTCTTCCAGAGGATGAAGTATCAATACAGGAATTACAGATGATAAAAAAATACCGTGCCCTTGATTCTCATGGCAAAGAAATGGTTGATTTTACATTAACCAAAGAATATGAACGCTCCGAAGCATTAGAAAAACCACAAGATAATATTACAGAAATGCAGACTCATGTTATGCCAAACGCAGCGCACGAAAGAACCACCCCGTACACTACCGAAGAACGTCAGGAAGATGAGGACATGCTAGACTGAGTCCAGATTATTGGACACTTAATAGTTTATTATTACGCTGGAGGTGTTGACCATGAAATACGATGCTTTACTGGATGAAGCCAATGCCGAAGGTATTTCCATCAAAGAACGTCCTTTTAAGACTTACGATGGCAGGATAAAAGGCAAAGATATTTATTTGCGAAAAGATATGAATACCACTGAAAAAACATGTGTGCTTGCTGAGGAACTTGGACACTACTACACTACTATCGGTGATATTTTAGACCAGTCAAAAGCTGAGAATCGTAAACAGGAACGCCAAGCTCGTCTGTGGAGCTATAATCAATTAATTGGATTGACCGGTCTGATCAGAGCCTATGAGCATGGCTGCACGAACAGATATGAGACCGCCGAATATCTGGACGTAACTGAGGAATTCTTAGAAGAATGTATCTCATGTTATCGTGAGAAGTATGGAGTATATAAGATTGTAGATAATTATATTATCTATTTCATTCCGAACTTGGCAGTGTTTAAACGGATATAACCGCTTCGGCGTTTATATAAAAACTTACTTAGATTTTCTTATTCTTACTAAAGAAGAAAGAGAGGAACAATTTATGAATAAAAGAATTGTAGCACTATTGATTGCCGGAACAATGGCGTTGTCATTGTCTGCTTGTGGCAATGCTTCAAACGATAATACCGTAAATCCATCTCCTACAACAAAATCCCAAAATGTTCAAGAAAAATCTACTTCCACTAACCACGACTCTAAAGCAAAAGAAGATGACGATGAATTTGCAAGCATCACACAGTTTATATCTTTATACAATGAAACTGCCACTACGCCAATCACTGATGTGACCGATATGGATATTCATGGCGCAGACTATAGGACTGAATTCAGACTAGGCGCTTTTAAAAATGCCGTTGGAAAAAAAGGTGTAATCAATGGGCTTCCTATTTGTATCGTAAATTATGGTAACTTTAGCAATAATTCAATCAGGATATACGCAACTGCTTCTACAGATGACTCTGCATTAGATATTTACACTACTACAATTCATATTCTTGATAGTTCAATTACGAATGAAGAAATGATGGAAGAATTCACTGCTGCCAGTATATATCTTGATGGCTGTATTTCTGGATATGTGAATGGACAAGATATAATGCTTGATTGTACAAAAATTAACTTTGTTACTCAAAAATAAAACGGAAAAACCGCTCCTGCTACCAACAGGAACGGCTCAAAGACTAATGCCCCGAAGGATACACCAGTACGTTCAATAATTAGTGTATCATCTTCGGAGCAGTCACGCAAGCGGAACATCTGTTCTTTGCTGGCTGTTATTTTTATACTCATTTTTTGTGCGACGTCGCACATATATTATAGGAAGGTGATACTATGAATGAAGTAAGATATGCTTTTGCATATATCCGTGTATCCACGCACGATCAGGAAGAAATCTCTCCGGATTCTCAGGAGAATCTTCTCCGGGAGTATGCTACCAGGAACAATATTGTAATCCTTAAGATTTTCTCTGACCTTGGAATCTCCGGCCGGAAAGCTGAAAAGCGTCCAGGCTTCCAGGAGATGGTCGGACTTGCAAAGGGTTCTGATCACCCGGTAGATCTGATCCTGGTATGGAAGTTCTCACGATTTGCCCGGAACCAGGAAGAATCCATTGTCTACAAGTCTCTTCTCAAGAAGCAACACAATGTAGAAGTCGTGAGCATCTCCGAACCTCTTTCAGATAATCCTTTCGGCTCTCTGATTGAGCGTATCATTGAGTGGATGGACGAATACTACTCTATCCGTCTTTCCGGTGAGGTATTCCGGGGCATGAAAGAAAATGCAACCCGTGGAGCATACCAGGCACGTCCGCCACTCGGATACAAGGTCGTGGAGCATGGCAAGCCTCCGATGATTGTTCCTGAAGAAGCTGAAATTATACGCATGATATTTAGCTGGTATGCAAATGAAGGCATCGGATTTTTTGATATTGCAAGACGCTTGAACAATCTTGGGCTTAAGACCTCACAGGGCAAAACATTTGAGCGGAGATCTATTGAGTATATCATTCAGAATCCTTCCTACTGCGGTATGATTCGGTGGAACCGGACAGAAAACAGTACGAACAGAATCAAGGATAAAGATGAATGGATCGTCACAGAAGGACAACAGCCGGCAATTATTACAAAGGAATTATTTGATGCAGCACAAAAACGATTCGAAACAACCTACAGACCTTCTGGGAAACGTCCCTCTTCTACATATAAACACTGGCTCTCCGGATTACTGAAATGTCCTGCATGTGGACGTACATTGACTGCTGCCACCATGAAACGTGCGAACGGTGAGAAATACTCCTACTTCTCTTGTTATGGATATCATAAAGGAAAATGTGAGAAACCACATGGAATCAGTTCCCTTGTCCTGGAGAAAGAGGTCCTTGCCTGCGTCAAGGAATCTCTAAGTTCCGGCAACATTTCTTACACCTTAAAAGAACGTCAGCCAATAGAAGTCTCTAATGAGAAAAATATATTAACCAGTCGTCTGGAAAGTCTTGCCGGAAAAGAAGAACGAATCAAAGCTTCTTACCGTGAGGGAATTGATACTCTGGAGGAATATAAAGCGAATAAAGCATTGCTTCAGAAAGAACGCATACACTTGGAAGAACAATTAAAAGAACTGGAAGATCATGCTCCAAAAGATACGCCGGATCCTGCTGCCAACATGCTGTTAAGGGTGCAGGGCGTCTATGATATCCTCGTCTCCGATTCTTTTACTGCAGCACAAAAGAACGAAGCATTAAAACAGATCGTGGACAAAATTGTCTACAACCGAGAACAAGATTCTCTGAAAATCTATTATTTCTTATATCGGTAA